GAGCTGGCTCAGCTGGACACGGCAAAGAAGCAGACCGCACAGGCGTACAACTACTTCAAAGACCAGATCCGGGTGGCCACTGAAGCGGGCAACGGCGCCGCGGTGGCCGACGCCACCGAGAAGATGCTGCAGGCTCAGCAGCACTTCAATCAGCTTCAGGGTTATGAGCAGGCATATCGGCAGCGTCAGTCTCAGCCCCAGCCATTGGACCCCCGACTGGTCAATCAGGCTCAGAAGTGGATGGAGTCCAACAAGTGGTACAACCCGGCGGGCCAGGACCAGGACTCTCGCATCGCTTTGACACTGGATCAGCAGCTGGCTCAGGAAGGCTGGGACCCGACCACCCCGCAGTATTGGCAGGAACTCGACTCGCGAGTGAAAAAATACCTGCCACATCGCGCGAACAGTGGTAAAATCAGTGGTACCAAGCCTCGATCTACGGTATCTGGTTCGGGACGCGATGCGGGGCCTCGCACCTCGGATAAGTCCTACCGGTTGTCAGCGGAACGGGTGAAAGCCCTCAAGGACGCTGGGATCTGGGAGGATCCGAAACAACGGGCCGAAGCCGTGAAACGCTTCCGCGAATACGACAAGCAGAACAAGGCTTAATGGAGAGCGATCAGAATGAGCGAAAACAAAATGATGGGCGGGGATGAGCGACTGAAGAAGTCGTCGGGTGCCGCCGTGCGCGCAGATCGCGATGAAGCAGATGTTCAGCGGGTGGAACAAGACGGTACTGCCCTGACCATGGAAGAACGCCGTCGTCTGATGCGTTCTGAGTGGGTTCAGGAAGTGCTTCCCACACCCCCCGCGCGACCCGGTTGGCATTTTTGCTGGCTCAGCACGACCAATGCATCGGACCCGATCCATAAGCGCATCCAGCGTGGCTATGAGCCCGTTCGCGCTGCCGAGATCCCCGGGTTTATGCAATACAAGGTCGACCAGGGCGAGTACGAAGGTTGCATCGCATGCAACGAGATGCTTCTTTTCAAACTTCCGCAGGAGTTGTACGAGGAGTACATGATGTACGTACACCACGACCGCCCGCTGGAAGAGGAAGAGGTGATTCTCGACAACGCGAAGCCCACCGGGGAAGACACGAACGGGCGTCCGTTGGGCCAAGTCGAAGGTTTCGAGACCTTGGGCCGACGCGTCCGCAAACCCACTTTCTGATCTGAGGAAATAGGACATGGCAACTACTGCCCAAACCTACGGCCTGATCCCGGCGTACCATCCGTCGGGCCAGTCCCGTGCGAACGAGTACTCGATCGCCTCGAGCTACACGACCGCAATCTACCAAGGCGCTCTGGTCAAGCTGGTGACCGGCGGCGGCATCGAAAATGGCGACGGTTCGACCGATGCCATCGGCGTTTTCGCCGGCTGCAGCTACGTCGATCCGACCGGTAAGCCGCGTTTCAGCCCGAACTGGCCCGGCCTGAGCGGCTGCACCAACATCCGTGCCCGAGTCTATGACGACCAGCAGAACGTCTTCCGAGTCGGCGTCTCGGCCAATGCTTCCGGCTACACGCTGGCGGCGATCGGCGACCAAGTCGATCTGGCCAACAACACCGCCGGCAATGCTGCCACGGGTCGTTCGACGGCCTCGGTCGCTGCCGCTGCGGTGGGCGCCGGCACGCAGGCCCAGCTGCGCGTGGTGGGTTTTGTCGGCGGCGAGCCGCACGACGCCACCACCAACCCGTTCCCGGAACTTCTGGTGCAGATTGCGCAGCATCAGTACGTTGCCGACAAAGCCGCCATCTAAGGAGGACTGAAAAATGGCAGGTACTATCATGCGTTCGGAGCAGTTCCGCTCCATCGTCGAGCCGATCCTCAACCAAGCTTTCGACGGTGTGTACGAACAGCGCGCCGACGAATACAAGCAGGTGTTCAAGGAAGAGAACGGCACCCCCCGCGCCTACCACGAGGAGCCGGTGCTTTACGGTTTCGGCGCAGCTCCGAAGCTGCCCGACGGTCAACCGGTCACGTACGACGAGGGCGGTGAGCTCTACGTCAAACGCTACACCTACGACGTCTACGGTCTGGCGTTCGCGCTGACCAAGGTGCTCGTCGAGGACGGCGACCACATCCGCATCGGCTCGACCTACTCGAAGCATCTTGCTCAGTCGATGAACGAGACGCTCGAAACCGTCACCGCCAACCACCTGAACCGTGCTTTCAACAGCTCGTACACCGGGGGTGATGCGGCGGCGCTGGTCTCGGCCAGTCACCCGGTGATCGGCGGCACGCAGAGCAACGTGCTGACCTCGGCCGCGCTGTCGCAAACGTCACTGGAGCAGGCAATCATCACGATCCGCCAAGCCCAAGACTCGCGCGGCAAGAAAATCCGCCTCACGCCGAAAAAGCTGATCGTTCATCCGTCCAACATGCTGCAAGCGGAAGTTCTGCTCAAGAGCGTTCTGCGTGCCGGCACGAACAACAACGACCTGAACCCCATCAAGTCGTCCAGTTCGCTGATGGACTCGGCCGTGGTTATGTCGCGTCTCACCTCGGCCACCGCGTGGTTCGTCCAGACGGACGCCCAAAACGGTCTGAAGGTGCTGTGGCGCCGCAAGATGGAGAAGGGTATGGAGGGTGACTTCGAAACCGACTCCACCCGCTACAAGGCGACCATGCGTTTCGGCAGCGGCTGGACTGACTGGCGCAGTCTGTACGGCAACGCTGGCGCCTAACAGCGACTACCCCCAGGAATACTCCCGAAGTCAATAGCTTCGGGAGTATTTGCATGGACACTTAACGTCCATCGTGATAATATAAACTAGGTTTTCTAGGAGATTCGAATGTCCACCTACATGCAAGGCGCTATCAAGAGCGGTAGCACCCCCTCCGAGTACCAGAACGTCGGCTACGCGATCTTCTCGCAGTCGGCGGTCGTCACCACGAATGCGGATGGTTCCGCCTCCAGCGCGACCATTATCATCCCGGCGGGCAGCCAGATCGTTGACTATAAGGTCGACGGCGTGGTTGACGAGGTGGTGGGCGGGGGTACGGCTACCGCCATCGCGGTGACGGTTGGTACCACCGCTGCGGGTGAACAGTACATGACCTCGACCGACATGATCGCGGGCGGTCGTGCCACCACTGCCATCACCACGGCGCAGGCGGCGGCGATGGACGACGTTGGAGCGAATACCTCGGTGGTCATCACCGCGGACCCGAACGGCACCATCGTCACCACGCAAGCGCAGTACCGCCTGACCGTCCTGTACTCGCCCAAGGACTAATCGACCATGGCCACGTCGGGTACTATCGCCACGACGGTGATCAAGACTTCTCGGCTTATCGAGAAGGCGCTGCGCCGCTGCGGTATCAACCCGGCGTCGGCCACCGTCGAAACGTTGGACACGGCCCGCGAGGATTTGTTCATGCTTATGATGAGCCTGAGCAATCGCGGGCTGAACCTCTGGTGTGTGGATCAGCAACCTGTGCCGCTGGTAGCGGGGCGGGCCACCTACCCGCTACCGGCTGGCACGCTGGACGTGCTGAATGTGTTGCTGCAAACTCCGTCCGACGATGGTGGATGGCGGGACTTTCCGCTGTCCGCCTATAATCGTGATGATTATGCCAACCTGCCCAACAAGTCACAGGCATCCACACGACCCACCTGCTATTGGTTTGAGAAGCTGCGGGTCCCCCAGCTGACCCTGTGGCCGGTGCCCTCTGATGACACCCGTCGCCTGTTGGTGTTCCGTCACCGGCAGATCCAGGACGTTGGGGAACTGACCGAAGAGCTGGAGATCCCCTCCCGCTGGCTGGAAGCCGTATGCTGGCAGCTGGCGTTGCGGCTGGCGTTTGAACTCCCCGAGGTGAAACCCGACCGGGTGGCGGCGATTCAGGCCATGCGGCAGGAAATGACCATTGAGGTCGAGGGGGGTGAAACCGACAGCGCCCCGGTTTATTTTGCACCCACTATCGGGGTCTACACACGATGACCGTCGAAAGCATGACCTTTTCCTCGCTGGTGGAGGACGTCAAGAATTACGCCGAGCGTTCGGACCAGCCGTTCGCCAACCAGATCCCACGGATGATCATGCTGGCGGAGAATCGCATCGCCACTGAGGTGAAAGGCCTGGGGCAGGTGCGCTATGCCACTGGACAGTTCCTCGCGGGCAATGGGGTGATTCCGAAGCCCGCCCGTTGGCGAGAAACCGTGGCGCTGTCCTATTCCGCCGACGGCCGGGTAGAGTTCCTGCGTCAGCGGGGCTACACATTCTGTCGCAGCTATTGGCCGGTTGCCGCCCGGCTCGCCGCGCCCGAATACTATTGCGACTACGACTACGAGCATCTGCTGGTGGTCGGCACACCGGACGCGGATTACCCCTTCGAAATCTGCTACTTCGAGCGCCCGCTGCCGTTGAGTTCGGCGGACCAGACCAATTGGACCACTCGATACGCCCCGCAGCTGCTGCTGTACGCGACGCTCCTGGAGGCGCAACCATTCTTGAAACGTCCGGAACGGATTGCGGAGTTCCAGGCTCTGTTCGATCGCGCCGCTGCCGCGGTGAACAATGAAGCTCAGCGGCGCCTGCAAGGTGACAACGCATTGGTGAGGACCGTAGGATGATCAACGACCTTATTGCCCGCGTGTTCGAAGCACGCAACGTCGCACACCTCGAGCATTGGAACACCGGCAACTACGCGGTGCACCAGGCGCTGGGCGACTTCTACGACGAAGTGATTGACCTTCTGGACTCACTGGTCGAGGCGCACTCGGGTGCGTTCGGCAAAGTGGGTAAGGTAGAACTCGGCGCGCGGCAAACTAAGCCATGCGTCGCACTGCTGGGCGAGCACGTGGTGTGGATCAGCAAACACCGCGAGCACATCGCGCAGGACGTCGCCGCACTCGAAAACATCGTCGACGAGATCGTGGCACTCTACCTGCGCACTCTGTACAAACTGAAGGAGCTTTCCTAATCATGGCACGTACTTCTCCCAGCCCCAGTTATCCGATGTTCCCCGAGGACGCCGCAGCGGTCACACCCAGCGACACCACGACGTTCGAACCTTCGGTCATCTACGTCGGCGGTGCTGGTAACGTCAAGGTGAACACCGCGCAGGGTACCGCGGTCACCTTTGTCGGCATCCAGGCCGGCGGCGTCATTCCAGTGCGGGTGTGCCGCGTATACTCGACCGACACCACTGCTACCGATTTCGTTCGGGTGTTCTGATCATGTCGTTTGGCTTCGGGTTTGGATTCACCAAAATCACCGCGGCCATCAGAGCCGCATCCCCCCCCGCATTCTCCCCCGCTTCCCTATTTGCCAACAACGAGCCTGGCGTCTGGCTTGACCCGAGCGACTTCAGCACGATGTTTCAGGACGCCGCCGGCACTGTCCCAGTTACCGCCGTCGAGCAGCCGGTGGGACGCATTCTCGACAAGTCGGGGCGCGGCTTTCATGCGACGCAGACCACCGCAACAAGTCGGCCGGTGCTCAGGCAGGACGGCAACGGCAAGCATTACCTCTACTTCGATGGCGTAGATGACCTTCTTGTCACGCCGACGATTACGCCGGGGGTTGACAAGGTGCAGGTATTCGCTGGGGTGCGGAAGTTGAGTGATCCTGCTGGATCTGCCGCCTCTTTATGCGGGTCGGTCACTGACCCTGGTGGGGGTAACAACGGACATTTTGAAATATTGACCAGTGATTTGTATTCGAAGCGGTATTTTGGTTTCATTTCCCGTGGTAGCGTACTTTCAGTAGCTGGAACAACGTCAAATAGTTTTGCTTCACCGAAGACGTTGATTGCTTCCGGCATAGGCGACATCTCCGGCGACAAATGCATCCTGCGCTTCAACGGTGCTCAAGCAGTAATCAGCACCACAGACCAAGGCACCGGCAACTACGGCAATTACCCACTCTACATCGGTCGTCGTGGAGGCACGTCGCTCCCATTCAACGGCCACCTCTATTCCCTGATCGTCCGCTTCGGCTCAAATCTGCCAATCAACACCATCGAGCAAGCCGAGGCGTGGATCAACGACAAGACGGGGGCGTACTGACTATGTGGACACACCGCACCATCATCGTTGATGCCGCCCAAGTCGAACTCGCCCGCAGCCTATGTGCAGCCATCGCAGGCCCAGCAGGCAAGGGCATGTTCTCGACTGCGCTCTCGGCTTCCGGCCTCTATCCCGCCACTCACTACATCAGCGCCGGCCTGATCGCAGAACCCTTCGCCGCCATCCTGCCGCTCGACATGCCGGCGACGGAAGACACGGAAGCGCAGCGCATCCCCGGTCATCCCGAAGCCGTGCTCGCTGCGCTGCCTGATGACTACGTGCCCATGCCGACGCGGGCTGACGCGCAGGCGCTGTTTGCCGGAATCGACATCACCGAAGGCGACCCACTTGCACGCATCGCGCAGCTTGGGCTGTCGCTGTGCGCCGATCCAGAGGCCGCAGAGGGTGGGTCGCCATGAAACAAGTCCTCATCGCCCTCGACCAGCTCGCCAACACGCTACTCGCCGGCCACGCAGACGAGACGCTCTCCGCCCGCGCCTACCGCCTATCCCGCGACCGTGGCCGGCATTGGCCGCGCCGCGTGATCGACGCGCTGTTCTTCTGGGAGCCGGATCACTGCGAACAGGCGCACCTCTCCGAACTGCTGCGCCGGCATCTGCCGAGGCAGTACCGCGACACCCCATGACGACGACGAAAGGACCGCCGCCCATGAGTAATACCACCCAAACCGCCGCCGAGACCGTCGGCGGAATCGCCGCAAAGGTTGGCCCCCCGGCGACCGTCTCGATTGCGTCTGTCGCCGGGGTGCAGGTCTCCGAGCTCGTCCTGTGGGCGACGCTGATCTACACCAGTCTGATGATCGGCCACAAGATCTGGCAGATCGTCAAGGAAGTGCGGGGCGGGCAGTGAAGCATCCGCGCACGATGATCGGCGCGCTGTCGCTGTCGGCCGCAGCGTTGGTGGGCCTGCTTGCGCACGAGGGCTACTCGGAGCGCGCGATCATCCCGGTGGCGGGCGATCGCCCGACCGTGGGTTTTGGCAGCACCTTCCGGGACGACGGATCGCCCGTCCGTATGGGTGACACGATCACCCCACCCAAGGCCGTCGCGCGCAGCTACGCCCATATCGCCCGCGACGAGGCAGGTCTGAAGAAGTGCGTGACTGCTCCGATGACCCAGGGCGAATACGACACCTTGGTCGACTTCGCGTACCAATACGGCGTCCCTACTACCTGCGGGTCGAGCATCGTCAAGCTTACAAACGAGCGGCGGTACAAAGAAGCGTGCGCTGGCTATCTGAGCTACCGCTACATGACCTCGAGGACGCCGATCGCAGGCTATGAGGTGAGCCAATACGATGCCGCTGGCAAGCCAACGCGCTGGCGTTTCGATTGTGCAACCCCCGGCAACCGGGTGTGCTACGGCGTCTGGACGCGCTCGCAGGACCGCCAGCGCAGATGCCTGGAGGCGCAGCCATGACCGACGAGCTCCCGATGTGCTGCCGCACGTGCGCGCACAAGCAATCGCAGTACCTCTACCCGGCCTGGACGCACCAGTGCGCGAAGAACCAGCCGATGGTCGAGGGCTGCCGCTGGAAAGCCCCACGCACGCATACGGAGGTGCGAAATGAACGCAAAGATTACTGACATGGCCGCGTGGCGCGCAACGCACGCCCGCCCGATCAACGATGCCTGCCGCTGGTCCGAGGCGATCGAGACCGTCTGGCTCACGAACCTGCGTATCGCCTTTGCCTGGCAGCGCACGGCCCTGCGTGCGATGGGGCTGCAATGAACCAGATCGCAGCCCTGCTGCTCGCCGCCGTGCTGACGGCCTCGCACCTGACGGCCTACCACATGGGCCGCCGCGCCGAAGATGGCGCCAAGCTCGATCAGGCGCTGGCCTACGCCGCCGAGATCGCCGAGCGCCAGGGTAGGGTCGATGCGCTCGCGGCGGATCTGGAAGCCGAGCGCGCAAAGCGCATTCCGAAGAACCGCGTCATCACGAAAGAGGTCGTCCGCTATGCGCAACTCCCTGCTGATCGCCGCTGCACTCTCGATCCTGCTTGGCGCCTGCTCCACGACGCTGCCGCCACGGGCGAGCCCGCCGACACCGCCCGCGTGGCTGCTGGTGACGCCGACCCCGTTGCGGACGCTGCCGCCCTCGAAACCGTCGCCGGCAACTATGAGCAATGCCGCGAGTACATCGACCAGCTCAGAGGCTGGCAGCGCTGGTGGGGCGAGGTGAGCCGGTGACGACGCTCTCCATCTGCAAGTTCAACGCGAGATCCCTCGCCTGCCGGCTGACCGGCTCCCCGAGGACGCCGCACAAACGGCGATCAACTGCGAGTTTGCCCACGGCGAGCTGCGCACCTTTGAACGGGTTAGGGACAAAATTTAACCCCCGGGGG